GTCTAACCAGGTCTTCCTCAAATATCAGCAGGATTGGATCAACGACAAGTCTCCTCTCAAAATCTGGAAAAAGGGGCGGCAGATCGGCTTCAGCTTCTGCGCCACCTTCCGGGCCGTTGCCGATATGGTGCGGCGTAAAACTCTCTGGATCGCACTCTCGGCCGGACAGCGCCAATCGAACGAGCTGGCGCACAAGGCCAGGGAGCATGTGGAAGCGATCGCGCAGATCGAGCAGGCGGCGCGCGGCTTCGAGTTTTTCGAAAGGGAAGGAACCGGCGTCTTCGAGAAGGAAGGCACGGGCGAATTTGTTCAGGCCGTCGAACTGACCCAGTCGGTGATCCATTTCCCTTCGAACAAGTCCAGGATGATCTTTCTGCCGGCCAACCCCGACACGGCCCGCGGCTACACGGGAAACGTCCTGGCCGACGAGTTCGCCTTCCATAAAGATGCAAAACGCATCTATGCGGCTATCTATCCTTCCGTGACTCGCGGCTACTCGATTGAGATCGGCTCGACATGCTTTGGCGAGTCGGGCATGTTCTACGAACTTTGCGAAAAGGAAAACGGCTACTCGAAGCACTGCACGACGATCTATGACGCGGTCGCCCAGGGACTGAATGCCGACCCGGTGAAGCTGCGCGAGGGTTGCCCGGATGACGACATCTGGGATCAGGAGTACTGCTGCAAGTTCATCAGCGACGCTTCGAGCTGGATCACCTGGGCGCAGATCAGGGCTGCTGAATCTGCGTACGCTACGGCAGATCTCCCGGAATATTACATCCCCACAGGTGAACTATTCCTAGGTGTGGATGTCGGCCGCAAGAAGGATCTCACGGTCATCTATCTCCTCGAAAAGGTGCTTGGAGTTTATTGGACTCGCGCAATTGTCCGCATGCGCGCGACTCCGTTCCGGATTCAACGAACCAAGATCGAATGGTTTATGGAGAATCTGCCGATCAAGCGGCTCTGCCAGGACTGCACGGGAATCGGCATGCAAATGGCTGAAGAGTTAGTGACGAAGTATGGGACCTACCGCGTTGAGCCTGTCACTTTCACCGCGGCGTCTAAAGAAGACCTGGCGGTGAGGGCAAAGCGGAATTACGAAGATGGGACGATTCGCAACCCGGACGATACCAACCTTCGTGGCGCAATCCATGCGATCCGAAAGATCCCGACAGCCGCCAACAACTTTCGATTTGATGCCGATCGCACTGAGGCCGGCCATGCGGATGAGTTTTGGGCTCAAGCGCTCGGGCTTCTGGCCGGAGATAACGGCGCTGTATGTACCTTGGGCATGACCTCAAGCCCGATTCCAAGCAGCTTTTCCCAGTCTGGAGGCTATCTCTAATGGCAGATGAACAGATTCCGCCGATGCCGCCTGCGGGCGAGATTGTTGGCGAACAGAAGCTTTATCTCACACAGATCTCGCTCTATCAGAACGCCCTAGCCTTTGGCGGCCAGCGCAGCCCCTCCACGATCTGGGGCTCGATGGTGCGCAACGAGGCGATGTCCATCCTCTACTACCGCGAGTTAGAAGACAAGGATGAGGACGTGGGCAACGCCATGGAAACGCTGAAGCTGAACGTCCTGGAGCGCGATCGAAGCGTGCGCCCGGCTGACGACTCGAGCAAGGCGCAGGATGTGGCCGCATTCGTCCAGGCGCAGCTTGACGCGCTGCCCAATTTCCACGGGACACTGGATTGCATGCTGGACGCATCGGGCTACGGTTTCAGTGTCCAGGAGATGATCTTTGACGCCAGCATGGGCCAGGCCGCGCTCACTGAGATCAACGATTGCCCTCAGGAGCTGTTCCTCTTCGGCAACCGCTTCCAGCCGCAGATCGGCCAGCTCCAGCTGCTCGACTCTCCCTTCATGATGGAGGGCACGCCGATGCCGGAGCAGAAGTTTCTGATCTCCACCTATCGCGGCCGCTCGCGCAACCGGATGGGGCGTCCACTGCTCAAGAGCGTTTTCTGGCCGAGCTGGTTCAAACGGAACACGCTGCGCCTCTGGCTGCAGTACGGCGAGAAGGGACCCGGTACGGCCGTGGTGCGTTACGCGGACGGCGCCGACGTGGCTGCACGGGAGCAGGCCGCGGCGATTGCCCAAGCCATCATCAGCGAGGCCGCGTTGGCCATGCCGGCGAACATGCAGTACGACCAGGAGCTGCTCAAGATCGCCCGCGCCCTGGATCCGGCTGTCTACAAGGAACTTTTTCTACTCATGCAGTACGCGATCGCGCGCCGCATCCTGGGCGAGACGCTGACCACTTTCGGCAACGAAGGCGGCGGCGGTTCCAAGGCCCAGGGCGATACCCATGCGGACACGCTTGAAAAGAAGACGGTCGAACTTTGCCGCGGCCTGATGTCCGTCGTCAATCGTCAGCTCGTGCGCCCGTTGGTGCTTTGGAACTTTGGTCCGGACGCCCCGATGCCCACCTGGTCGTTCGACTTGGAAGAAGACGAAGACCTGGCCGCGCGTATCGGCATCGATTCGGACCTGCAGGCGATGGGTGTTCCCATGCCGCTGAGTTATCTCACTGACCGCTATGACGTGCCCCAGGCATCAATCAACGATCAGATCGCAACGCCTGGCGCAAACGCCCCGGCCGTCACCGTGCGCGACACGTCGGCCGCATCATTCACCGAGGCTGAGGATGCGATCCGCGAAGACCTGGACGAATACGACCGGCTCTTCCTCGGGTTGCAGAAGGACGCAACCAAGCTCTACAAGAAACGCATTGAAGAAGTCGCGGAAGCGGCGAAGCCCGCGGTGGTGAAGTAATTGGCTCTTCACCTACATCACGGAATCATGCGCGACGCTGCCGTGCAGCACCGCATGGGCGATCTGCTGGCGCGCCACCTGGCCGCCAGCAATATTCTGGGCCGCGCGCAGATTCTGAAGCACGTCCATAAGAAGACCGGGAACCTGTTGCAGATGGTGAGCAGCTCGCGGCTGAGTGTCAATTTTGACGACGACTCGACCGATCTCTCCGCGGGCTTCTCGACCGATCTTCCATCAGACGACATCTCCGATTACATTGGCAGCCTGGTCCCGGTGAACAAGGATGTCTTCGACGGGCTCACGGCGCAGTACCGGAAGGATGCGTTCACCCTGGCCGGTGCCGCCGATGTGCGGCTGATTGCGAAGATCCGCGACGCGCTGGCCGGTGTGGCGAAAAAGGGTGGCACCGCAGCAGACTTCGAGGCGGCGGTGAACAAGCTCACCGACGACGCCGGCATTGCGCAGCTGAATGCCTTCACACTCGATACCGCATTCCAGACGGCTATGCAGAAGGCTTTCAGCCTGGGACGCTACGAGCAGATGAAGGACCCGGCCGTGACGGACGTACTGCCTTTCTGGCAGTACTGGACGGTTGGCGACGATCGTGTGCGGCCCGAACACGAGGTGATCGATCAATTCACAGCCAGGGCCGAGGATCCAGTGTGGATGAAGATCTACCCGCCGAATGGATTCAACTGCCGCTGCTCGGTGATTCCGATCCTTGAGAGCGAAGCGATGAAGGCGGACAAGAATGCGAACGAGCCCGGTCTGTTGCGGCTTCCATTGCTGGCACAGTTGAAAGTTCCGCAGCCTGGATTTGGGAAAATCTTCCGCATCGCCGCATAGCTTCTCGCCATAGAGCGCGAGTTTGCCATCTGCCGCAATGGCTAAAGCTACCTGAGCTGAAGATAGCTCCAGTGGCGACGATAACCAAAACGGTGGATGGTGTTTCACTTACGGCGGATAAGTTCGCCTATGTGGGCGATCCTGGCGATATTTCGACGTGGCATCTGCCGGTCGATACCAAGGATCATTGCGAATCGGCTCTTTCGATGTTTGCCCACACCGACCTGCCAGCGAAAGCCAAGGCGGCCACGGCCGCAAAGATAGCAGCCGAGGCAAAGTCCGCGGGCCTCGATATCACCAGTTTTCAAAAGAACCATCTTCACACCGACCATGCCGAAAGTCCCGCGCCCTGGATCGAGATCTTCCGCGCCGGCGACTATCGCGCGAAAGGCAAAGGCCTCGTGACGCGCGACGACCTGGAGCGCGTGGTTCAGAATTACGACCCATCCTTCCACGAAGCGCCCGTAACAGTGGGGCATCCGCAAGACAACCTCCCCGCTTTTGGCTGGGTCGATCGTCTTGCGGTGCGTGGCGATCTGCTGCTCGCAAAAGAGCGCCAGGTCGATCCGCAGTTCAATGAGATGCGCCAGGCTGGCCGCTACAAGAAACGGTCGGCATCGTTCTATACCGGAGCGGATGGCAAGATCTCCGGACTTCGGCATGTGGGTTACCTGGGCGCAATGCCGCCCGAGGTCAAAGGGTTGCAAGACGTGCAGTTCGACGACAACGGCCGCAAGTTCATTGAGGTGGACTTCGGCGAGGAAGAGGAGCAGATGGAAAAGTCTATTGCCGATCAAGTCAAGGAATATTTTGCCGGACTACTTGGCGTCGGAACG